GTCTAGTTCTTCCTCATCTTTCACGCCAAAATCGGGTACCAGTTATGCTCTGGATTTCCTGACGACCCTCTCCCTGGTGCATAAATATGCACCAGGGGGCTCATACGCAGAGCGTGCGCGGTGCTGTCTAGTAGCACATACTGCCCTATCCAGGGCCTGGTGAGCCAACGAACAGTCAAAAGAGGCTCATCGCCAAGTTGGCCGCACCATCCAATAGTGCGGGTCCAGCCTTGCGCACAGCGTCAGCAGCAAGGGATTCAATCTCTTTGCTCAGGCTCTTCTTCTTCCCAGACTTTGGCGCCTTTTGGCCAACAGCAACAGCAACGCGGTGATGTGTCTCCGAAATAGAGTACTTCGCCGGCCGAACCCAATCAATAATTGAGTCACTAGCCGGGATGATCTCATAGATCGCAGTGTACAACACATTGCAAATGGAAGTGGACTCCGGCAAGTTCGCCAGGTAAAGAATCAAAGAATCAAAACCTGTGTCATCTGCTGCAGCGTCCACATCCCTATACAAAAGCTGCTGCTGCCTGTTGCCAACAGGAACGCGAAAGACTCGTCCTGCTACATCAGCCAAGTCGAATGTTTCAACCTGGTTGTAGCTCACAGAACTAGTGTCAATCGACGTTCCGAGCGTATTCATGGACTTTTGAGTCCAATACGCTGAAAGCGTGCCTGTGGCGTCCGCCTGAGCCATCTTACCTGTCTGGACTTCCGCGTAGAAGCCTAGACAGCGATAGCTCACGATGGAACCACCGTACGTATTGTACAAAGTGTGTGAAGAACGAGACGCTGTGCAAGTCGATCCTGAAAACGTGCTGGCCGCTGCAGTGTTCAGCTTCAGTCCTCCGCCAATGGCGAAAAGGCCTTCAGTTTCACCTGCTCCGGTAGCTATTGGAACCGAGTTGTGCACGCGCACGATAGTTGCACGCGCATCATGATCTGGCAAGAGATGCTCTTCAGCATGCTGGCAAGTCGGATCAGATGCTGCACAAACGGGAGGGACGTGCCTACGCACATTGCCCTTCTTGGATTTCCTGCGCCGAGGCATTGTTCGTTGTTGACAAAGAAGTCACTCGGGTGTCTTCTCCTCCCCCACCAGAGGAGTTGAGGGCCTCCCAAATGATTTGGAAAACCTGCTCATGGTGGGGCGTGCCAGCGTACATGCTTGCCAAAGCATACACGCGCTCGAAGGTCGGTGCGCCCCCGAGAAATGAGTAGATGTTCTTCGCCAGATTCACCGGAGTAAACTCGTTCTCACGGTAAATCATGGAGCAGAACTCAGGATGGGTGCTGAAGCGTTCATAAAATTTAAGCTTCTGCCCCAACTGTGCGTAACGCTCTTTAGCGTTGTTCGCCCTACTCTCAACTCGGTCATCGCCCTGCGCAATGCAGCCGATCACTTCAGTCTTTGAAAACTCTAGCCTAAGCAGAGCTTCGCGGACATAGCTGTCCCAGTCGGGAAGCTGAACCATGTAAGAGTCACGGACACTCTTCCTGCTATTGCTGGAACTAGTCACGTAGCCTCCACTTGGCTGGACACACGGGTGTGTCTGCAAGTACATAGAACCGTCTGACAAGACCATGCCTTTCCAGCTGAAAAGCCAGAAAAGCTTGATCATGGAGCCCGCAAACAAAGGGCTCGGGTTCTTGACAAGCATCACCCGGTCCACCGCTTCCTTCCTGAAATCGATCCCACGCCAAGAGAAGTCAAAGCCTGAGACGTCACCTGACATTGGCTCTCGAAGGTGCTGCACGGACTTCAAAGTGTCCATGCACATCTCCTTCGTGAAACCTATGCCAGACTTCGACGGGATACTGCGCCAGTTGCGAATCTCAGTATTGTTCTGCGTAGAACAGAGCATACGAGTCAGCACCTGAAACGGCAAAGCGTCTCCCCAAATCAATCTCGGCTTGAACTTTTCAAGGAGCTTCCTCTCGCGGTCGACAGGCTCAACCTTCACAAACATGTGAAATACAGGGAGCAATCCTGCGACTAAGAGGTCCTCGACACTCCCGCACCCATCCCACTCCATAAACACGTTGACAAAAGAAATACACATATCTACTACTGTATCAAAACCAAAACGATCAATAAGCTCGCCATTTGTACTGGCAAGCTCACGCAGGGGATAGCCTGGAGAAGAGTCCATCTTCAGAGACATCACGGTGTATTCCACCCAGTCTCGAATTTGTGTCTCATCCTCGATCCATCCTGGCTGCTCAGTGTGAGGATACCTCACATTGATGAGAGTTGCTGCGATCTCCTCGTCTCCATTGAGACGAGCTGAGAGCAGAGAAAGAAACATTCGTCTCTCCCATTCGAACCCTTCAGGAGATTCTTGATTACTCCGTGGGTGTTGGGTGAGCAATGATCCGAACTCTGCTGAAGCAGAGACTGGAGGGTACCGGAACTTCCCGAAGTCTGCGATCCTGTCGCGCTCACGCTCTTCCTTTTGCGCTTGCGTCTCCGCTTTGCGCTTGCGGAAAGCTCGGAGCGAGACGGAACCAACGAACTTGAACCCTGAGTGTTTCTCTCTTGATTCTGGTTCGGAGACTTTGAAGTTGATTTCCCTCCGGAGGAGAGGGTGCAAGACTGATGATCCTGGTTTGTACCATCCGTCAGGGACACCTGTCCAATCTGACCCCCCGCCTGGGGGGGCTCGCGAAAATCCTGCGGCGCTGAAGCCGCATGCCTCGCAAACTCGCCCTTGTCAAAGTTGACATGGCGAGCCAGAGCCTCTGGAGAAGGAGTTGGTTCTGACACCACAGTGAGTGGAACCGGCAAAGGTGGCCCATCATAGGCCACCGCTTTTGTTGCCTCAGCAGGCTTGGGCTCAATGGTGTTGGTATCAAAGAGCGCTTCCTTGACTGAGTTCGCTGATTTCAGTTTCAACGGGGGCGGCAAAGGAGCACTGCGAACAGTGCTCTCCCAAGTCATGAAGTTCTCACTCTTGGGTGCGGGGATCGACTCGAACTGCCTCATCGAAAACTTCTGTTTTCCCTTCCTGGAGTACTCATAGTCGTCATCAACGATGTCGTACCAGTATACACCATCAGCGGGTTCCCACTCCGCTTCGTCTGCGTTGCCTCCGAACTCTTCGAACAACCTGCCACGCATGGTATGGAAGTCGTTGACTTCGTAGTCGTACTGCTCTCCTTCCGAGTACACTGTGTACGCCTCGCCTCCATAGACGTAGAAGTCCTCCTGCTCAAAGCGGAGTTCATTCTTCACCCATTTATGGAGAGCGCCATCAACCGAATACGCTTCCTTACGCTTACGCGTGAGAAAAGCGAGGTCGAGCATCTCATTCGGAGACTCCGCTATGTCGCGGTTGTGCACACCAAGGTGCAGTCCCACAACAGCGTTGTCACGCAAAGAGAATGCAGGCGAACCAGACCAGCCCGGTTCAGTCGAAGCCGAATGCCAGATCTTCATCGAGGAAGTAGCTTTGACAGCACTCCCAAGTGTAGTCTTGAAAACAACCTTGTCACCAGAAATTGCAGGTCCGCAAACGCGGAAATGCTCAGACCCCTTGATCGGCCTCATACTCGCAGCGGTAACTCCAAGAGCAGCCCAGATCTTGTTCGGAACTTGAACCAAAACAAAATCATAGCTGTCATCCCGGGAAAATCCCTTGAGCTTCCACTTCGGGTCAACAGCGACCTTGGAAGTACTGGAAGAATTCCACATGTTGGTGACATGGCTGAGGACCAGCTTCCACGAATGAAAAGTCGTAAGAAGGTAGGTCTCACCATCCAGCTTGACACGAGTTCCCATGCTCACAACGTTATCCTCAACGCCATTGGTAGTGGCGAAGAACACAACGCTCTTTTGCAGAGGGACCTCGACAGCAATGCTTGTCGCAACCGCCATCTCCTTACAAGAAGTGGTGGTTGGACTAGCACCTTTCACAAACGAAAGGTTGGGTGCAGTGGTCGTCCACCCTAAGGTAGTTCGTGCATAAGCACGGTACAACACACTGCAGAGATTTCTCACAGCTCTGTAGAACCCGCCTAGGAAGAAGAAGAAGCCTAGGAACGCAAAGAGTGACCAAAGCCACTCATCAGGAGTTGCTCCAACCTTAGAAGGATTGAAGCAAATCAACATCTGCGTCAACAACCGCTCATAAAGCGGAAGAATGACTGCATTCCAGACGTCGTTCAACCCGAAGCAAAGCTTCACGACAGGAACTGAGAGCTTGATCTCCGCCCAATCAAAGGCGAAGAAACAAGGCATCTCGTCGAACA